AGGGTAAAGCTAATGGTGGGGATTATGGTGAAGGCTTAATCAATTATATTACTACTGAAATATGTGAAACTAGACGTGATTGTATGGCATTCGCTTCTCCTAAAAAAGAATATGTAACTAAATCCTCTGATAAATCTATTACTGATAAATTAGAGTTATGGGCAAATGCAGTTACTAAATCATCTTTCTTAACTTTAGATTCTGGATATAAAGCTATTTACGATAGGTATAATGATAGATTTATTGACATTCCATTAAATGGGGATACTGCTGGTCTAGTAGCAAGAACTACTTTTAATGTCGGCCCATGGTTCTCTCCTGCTGGGTTTAATAGAGGGGAAGTTAGAGTTTGTCGTCAACTCAAATTCAATCCTACTCAATTAGAACGTGATGCCATGTATCCAATTCCAATTAATATTAATCCATATGTTCAATTCAGAGGAAAAGAAGTAATTCTATTTGGAGATAAAACGACTTATGGTATGAATTCTGCTTTTGATAGAATTAACGTCAGACAATTATTCATCTATCTACAAAGAGTAATCTCTGACGTTGCAAAATTCACACTATTTGAAATGAATGATGAATTTACTAGAGCACAATTCGTAGGACAAATTGATCCAATTCTACGTGATGTTAAAGGTAGACGTGGAATTTATGATTATAGATTAATTTGTGATACAACCAATAATACTCCTGATGTTATTGATACAAATGGATTTATTGCTGATATCTATATTAAACCTGCTAGATCAATTAACTTCATTCAGTTAAATTTCATAGCTACTGCAACGGGAACAGAGTTTAGTGAAATTGAAGGTAATTTGGACCTCTTTGCAGGAAGATATCAAGTATTGTAATAAGTAGTAATTAATACTACTACTTATTATTTAAATTTTTAAGGAGATAAAATATAATGGCTACGATTTCAAATATTGAAGAATTTAAAACAAGATTAGTTAATGGTGGAGCAAGACCAACATTATTTTATGTTACTTGTAACTTCCCAAATAGTTCTTCTTCTGCCGCCGGTAAAGATAATTTAACAGCAGTGTCTTATATGGCCAAGGCGGCGTCAATTCCAGAAAGTATTATTAGTAATATTGATGTTGGATTTTTTGGGAGAAAAGTTAAATTAGCTGGGGATAGATCATATAATAATTGGGCAATTTCAATTATTAATAGTGAAACTTTTGATGTAAGAGGTGCCTTTGAAGAATGGCATTTTGACTTAAATTTACCTGTTTCTAATATTCGTGATCCTGCTATGACCCAAATATTAAATTATAAACAAGATGTCACAGTTACTCAATTAAGTCAAAATGGATTACCATTAAGAACATATAGAATGATTGGGGCATTTCCAATTCAAATTGGTGCAATTGACCTTTCATGGGACAATCAAAATACAATTGAAGAATTCCCCGTAACATTTGCATATGATTATTGGATATTAGATCAGGGATTTGATCAATAATTTAATATACTCTAATATATAATTATTATAATATTAGGATATGATTTATGAAATTATTTGGTATTGAATTAAAAAGAGTTCCTAAAGAAGAAGAAAATCAATCATTTACTCCACCTATATCTGACGATGGTGGAGTAAATATTGCTGTTGGTGGATTTACTAGCAGCTACGTTGATCTAGAAGGCGCTAGTAAGACTGAGGCAGACCTTATCACTAGATATAGAGATATGGCCCTACAGGCGGAAGTAGAGACTGCCGTTGACGAAATAACTAATGAAGCAATATCAGTTGATGATGATACTGGTAGAATTGTTGAATTAAATATGGATTTGATTAACATACCAGATCAATTAAAATATTCTATTAAAAGAGAATTTGAATATTGTCTTCAATTATTAAATTTTAATAACAGAGCATATGAAATTTTTAGACAATGGTATATTGATGGCAGATTGTATTATCATGCAATCGTAGATGAAAAAAATCTTAGTCGTGGTATTAAAGAATTAAGAAATATTGACCCAAGAAACATTAGAAAAATTAGAGAAGTTAGAACTCTTAAAGGTGAAAACTTTGTTCAACAATCTAATAATGGCGACATTCCAAAACAGAAAGTTACAGAATATTTTCTATTCTCAAATAAATCTAATGCATCAGGTAAAGATTTTAACTCCCAATATAGTCTAAAAATTGCCAAAGACTCAATCGTATTTTGCACATCTGGCCTAACTGATAAAAGTAATCAAATGGTTTTATCATATCTTCATAAAGCAATTCGGCCAATGAATATGCTCAGAGCGGTAGAAGATTCTGCATTAATTTACAGAATTTCCCGTGCCCCAGAAAGACGTATTTTCTACATTGATATTGGAAATTTACCAAAAGCAAAAGCTGAACAACATGTTCGGGATATGATGGTAAAACATAAGAATAAATTAGTATATGATGCATCTACTGGCGAAGTTAGAGACGAACGTAAATTTGCTACAATGCTTGAAGATTATTGGATTCCACGTAGAGAAGGTGGAAGAGGAACAGAAATTTCCACACTTCCTGGGGCATCTAATTTAGGTGATATTTCTGATATTACTTATTTCAAGGAAGCATTATATAATTCATTAAATATTCCTACCAATAGATTAAACTCAGACTCTCCATTTGTATTTGGACAAACTGATAGTATTAGTAGAGACGAAGTTAAATTCTATAAAATGATACAAAGAATGAGAACTAGATTTCAGGGATTATTCCTTAGCTTTCTGGAAAAACAATTAATTCTTAAAAAGATTATTAATAGTAATGACTGGAAATTCTTAAAAGAGGAATTGAAATTCTCATTTACTGTAGATAATTATTTTGCTGAATTAAAACAAACTCAAATTATGAAGGAAAGACTTAATCTAGCTAGTATAGCCGAAGTTTATATTGGTAAATATTATGATGAAAGTTATATTAGAAAAACAATTCTAAAACAGACCAATGAAGAAATTGGTCAAATGGATGCAAATGCTGAAATTGATAAGCAGAAAGAAGATGCTAGACAATTCCATCAAGCGGAAAGAGATATTACCATTGGGGAAATGCAGGCACAGTCACAAATGAAAATTCAGTTGCAACAGGCACAAATGTCCCCTGATCCAGAAGCCGCGACCCCAGCATCTAAACCAAAATCTAATAACACTAAATAAAATAAATAATGGAGAATATTATTATGCATGAATATAATACTAAAGACTTGATTAATTTTTCACAGGCTAGAAATGCAACAGATTTTGTTAATTCTGTTAATAATATGTTAGCATCTAAAGTATCATCTAAATTAGAATCGATGCGACCAAGAGTAGCTAGTGATATGTTCAAGGGGGGATATTTACCAAAATCTGGTGATGAACAAGAATTTGAGGATAAGCATACAATCAATGTAGTTGACTATCCAGTCAAAAATGAAAATGGATTGCCATTTAGAGATACATCAATTCCAGAACGGACAAATAGACAGCAAATGCCAGCATCCTACAATAGAGGCGAAGATGCCCATGTCAATAGTTAATAAGGAATAATACTGTGAATATACTAAAACCATTATCAAATACAATTTATTTAGGCACAACTGGCAATACTGTCAGTAATGCTACTTTAGTATACATTTCATCACATACTCAACATGCTATAATAACTCTTGCTAATTCATCTGGAGCAAATCAGTCATCTATTTTTCTATCAAATCCAAATTATATACTTGTAGAAAAACAACCATCAGATTTATTATCAGCTAATAGTTCATCTGATGTTTATGCAACAAAAATAGCATATAGGGGATAAAATGAAATTTCTAAGAGAAAATATAGAGGACGTATCTATAATCATAGAGGAAACTGGCGCTAGTAATAAGAAAAATTACTATGTAGAAGGTATTTTCATTCAAGGTTCCATACCAAACAGAAATCATAGAATTTATCCCATGAATGTTCTTGAAAAAGAGGTTAATAGATATATTAATGAATCTATTAATACTAAAAGAGCATTAGGAGAACTCGGCCATCCAGATTCACCCAATATCAATCTTCCATTAGTTAGTCATAATATTGAATCCTTAACCAGAAGTGGTAATGATTATATCGGTAAAGCTAAAATCTTAGATACTCCTAATGGTAGAATTGTTAAAAATCTACTAGATGAACAAATTAAAATTGGTATGTCTACAAGAGGAATGGGGTCATTAGTAGAACGTAATGGTATTATGGAAGTGCAATCTGATTTAAGATTTGCTACTGCCGGAGATATCGTATTTGATCCATCTGCCCCTAATGCATTAATGAATGGTATTATGGAAGGTCGAGATTGGATTTTTAATGAAGCTGCTAATTCCTGGGTATTAGAAGAATTAACAGATAAAATTAAAAAATCTG